TGATTTATTGTGTCCATAAATGGAGCCATATATTCTGTTTTAGACATTTTATGACTTGATTAACTTAAAAATATAATCAATTTTTTTTAAATAAAATTTGTATATTCATTGTAATAACTAGTTATCTATTAAACCACGTTTTTTAGCAATATCGTAATATAGATTATATAATGGCGAATCATACTCATTTCGATATAATTCATCATATTCATTATATTCATCATATTCATCATATCCAAAGTTATCTTTATGGTTTCTATATTTTATAAATATGAAATGACATGGCTCATCAAAATACATATCATATACCACAACCATTCTTTTTATATTTAGTTCGTGTTTGATATTTTTCATTGATTCATTCCATTTATTAAAGTCTTGTTCTATTTTATAATTTAATACTTTATCATAACATATTCTATTTAATTTATCATTTATATTAGTCATACTAGAAACATGTTGAATACATAAGGATTCGAGGCTTAACATAGTTTAACTTTGTTCTAATTCATGGCAATATAATTTTTCAATTTTATAATTTTACATTGATTTAAGATAATATAATAGTTTATATAAATAATTTAAATATAATGTATAATTAAATAGTATGTTGGATCCAAATTTGAAAAAATTAGCACAACACTTTAATTGTGATAAAATGATTTGTCGAAAATGTTATGCTCGATTAAATAAACGCGCTAATAATTGTAGAAAATGTAGTTCTTCAGATTTAAGATTAAAAAAGGTATTAAAATAATATAATTGTTCTAAGAAAAATTGATTTATAATTTATTGATATAAATCAATATAATTATTTAATGGAAACAATAATAAAAACAGATAAATCGTCATTAAACATTGGTACATTCGAAGATATTGATTTAGTATTAAATTGTGTTAATGATATAGAAACCGATTTAGAAATAAGACCATTTATAAAATTATATGGAAAAAAGGTACATCAAAATAGGAATGTTGGATTTTTTTCAGATACATCTGTTGGATATAAGTATTCTAATAAAATGATGACATCAAAACCATTATCATTAAATCTTAAAACATTATTAGACACAATTAATACACTATTTTCATCAAACTATAATGGTATATTAGTAAATGAATATAGTAATGGCAATGATTATATTGGGGCACATAGTGATGATGAAATTAGAATAAATAGTGATATTGGAGTTGTATCATTATCATTTGGGACTAAACGTAAATTTAGAATAAGAGATAAAATAACAAAGAAAATAGTGAAAGACATTAGTATAGAACATGGTCAATTATTACAAATGACTGGTAAATTTCAAACAGAATTTACACACGAAATTCCAGTCGAAAAACGTGTTAAAGAAAAGCGTATATCATTTACATTTCGGTATCATATACAATGATATTACATGTATACATGTATACTAATTTATAAATATATTTAATTATAAGTATGCTATTGGAAAAAACATGGAATCATACATTGCTAAATTTAATATATTATAATTATTCCAATTACCCTTATTATAAGAATAATATTTAGCATTATTATTAATTTTATTTACTAAATAATAATAATTTAGTATTTGTTTAACTCTTATATTTTGAGTATCATAATGTTTTAATATTTTGACACCTTCTAACCCAATACATACATTAAACCACCCCCACATATCATTATTTAATATGTATCCATTGAATTTTGTTCTACGTATTTCTTTTAATGATACATTCAATAATGTTTCGTATAATAATTCCCATTTAGAATTAGGTATTACTTTTTTTAATTTAATCATTAATAATTTTATTTTTAAGCAATATGTTAAGTATTCTCCCAATATATAAGGACTATTTATAGTATGTGTTTTACATTCTATTATATCAAGAATCATTGTTTTGGCTATTTTTTTTAGTTTATCATTATTTGTATAAAGGATTAAATGACATATACATATAAACAAACTTATTTTATCATTAATAGCATAGTTTTCCCTGTTTTTGTATAACACTATTAATTTTGTAACACAATTATCTAGATATATATCTAATGTTTTTATAGTATTTATTGCTATTATAAAACTATAAATAAATTTAGTATTTTTAAGTACATTTAAATCATTATGATCCTTTATATAATTCAATAGCGTGTTTGATTTTGTTTTAATTGGCACTGTATTTGGATTATAATATGATTTATTTTTTATAAAATTTAGTAAATCATAATAATGTATTAAATTGTTCATCTTTAATAGTATAATTTATTATTATAAGTTAAAATACTAAATTATTTTTATTTAATTATATTAATGAGTAATCAATTGACTAATTTAGATTTTTTAGATAAAGAGGCCAAATTGTTTAAAATTTCAAAAGATTCTATAAAAGAAAATGGTGAAGTTATTGATAAAGCAATCCAACATAATACAAAAAAAGAATTTGAAGATGTTCAAAATGCAGTAAAAGTACTAAATGAAAAAATAGATAGAATAATGAAGACTGATTTTGTAAAAAATAAACAATCTAAAATTAAAGAATATCAAGAACAAATGACGAAATCAATAAAAGTAGCATCAGATACATTTTTCAAAGTTAAAGATATTATATTAACAAAAGATATTTCGGAAACTGAAAAGCAACAGTATATTAAAAAATTATACAATAAGATAATAGATAAATTCATGACAAAAGAGGAAAAGGCATTTTTTGAACAATTAATTTCAAATAATGGTATTATAATGATAAATGGACAAGGATTACAATCAAGAGTATGTTAGGAATTTAAATAACATGTCTATTTTCATAAATAAGTCGAACAACCGAATTTAATAATAGTAATCCAATAATAATAGTTATACCATATTTAATCATATCATTATTGATAGTTTTCATTAGTATATATACTAAAAATCCATATTGTATAATATACAAATACACCTGACGCTTTAATATATTCTTTTTACCAAATTTAGTATTAAACAAATTAATATTTAAGGATGATAAAAAATAATCAGCGCCAGGAGCATTACCATTTGTTCCTAATACATAATTTTCATTAATTATTTTTTTTTCAAAATAATTTATAATACACTCATTTTTTAGAAAAACCCATTGTATCAATAGTAATGAGCAAAAGAATATATACATATAATGAAAGGACGTTTTGAAATTTACGACATTAATTAATATAGGATACATATAAAAGTAGACAAATAACAATATATGTGCGATTCCCAATATTAAAAATAAATATCCATATTCTTTCTTTAATATATGTTTTTTAAATTCTGTTGCGTCATAATTATAAATTGACATATTAATATATTAATATATTTTTGTTTATAAGTATTATTATAAATAACGCCGTTTTATAGTTCTTCCGATAGCCATATTTTTTAAACTGTAAAAAAAACTCAAACATATTTTTCCATATGGTTTATAAAGCGATTTATTCTTAATTTTATATGGGAATTCCTTCAATTTTTTTTGAACAAAATTTAAACTAAATTTAAAAAATATGATTTCTATATTATCCATTTTATCCATATATTGTTTGTATAATTCAAGTAATATATCAAAATCATGGGTTGCTAATATATGAAATGTACCACTTTCAACCAATTTTTTAGCATTTCTTAAATAGTTGAATGTCACTTCATTCCAATTTTTAACATCACCATCTTTATACCACCCTTTAACTAGTCTTACTACACCACCTTCGTTTAACACAGTGGCAACACGTTCATCTATATCACTATGATATGTAGCAAGTGTTATAAATATATTTTTGTAGCCCAATCTTAATAATTTTAAATAGGTATTTAGTTCATCATATCGATCATCGCGTTTCATTGATGAAATTCCAACCATTATATCATAGTTATTCGCATATTCAACATACTTTTTTAAATCGTCAAAATTTAATATATCATTTTGTTTAAAAAAGTCTAATTTTATACTAATTTTATTTTGTAAATATCGATTATTATGATTATAATGCGTCTTTTTAATTTTATTTAAAATATCTACAAAATTATAAAATCGTTGTATCTCAGCCTTGTAATATTTTTTATTATAATATGGTAACGGACCAATAGTATAATTAAAATTAGGATGATTTTTAATATCTTGAGTTATTAAATTGTAACTAATGTCAGTATTGTAACATTGATATGATGCTAAAAGAATTATAACAACTAATATAGCAAATATTAATATTATTTTTACATTATTTACCTTCATACTAATTTAGAATATTTTAATTAAGGATTAAGCAATATTTTATAGTTTTCCTTTTTAGATTTCAACATAAAAATACTATATCCAATAATGATACCAATAATTATAAAACATATACTCAATTTATAATTACAATATTTACCACACAAAGTATCCATATATATAATAAAACATTTTAATAAATCTCGAAAACTTCGTTATGGATATCAACATCATTTGATTGTAACCTATTAGATACAAATTGAATCATAGAATCAATAGTATGTGACAATCTATATTGATCCATTGCTTTTTTATATTCAATTGATTTATGTGTATTTAAATCACATCTACACATTGGGCATGTTTCATTATTTTTTAACCATTCAGTTAATGCTGATTTTGAAAATGTATGATTACAGTGTAATTCTACAATACTATCTCCAATTTTAAACTGTTCTAGTGTTATTGGACATTTATCGTAATTATTTATATTATTTTCATGTATTGTTATAATTTTTAATTCTGACATTATATCGTTTGCTATGATTTCACTATTAATCGAATTTTCACTTAAGATATTATTTTGATTATTTTGATTATTTTGATTGATAATATTTGAATAAAAAAAAGTATATGGGTCTTGGTTATTCATTTTATAATACATTAGTATATTTCTTTAATTAAATTTTTATACAATGTTATTCATCCCAATTTAAATATGTTGGTATTACACTATTTATTAACAATTTCAAACATAAATATAGTATGATTGATCCAACTATAATAGGTATTAAAATATAACCAATTATGAGTTTTGAATTATTAGATGTAAGTGGTTTAACCATATAATTATCTTGTAGTGTATAACCATTTTTCCGATAAAAATTACGCACCCCTACACCAGATATAATCGCAATTTTATCCAATTTATGTTCAATCGTTTTATTTTCAGCTAATTTTAAGAGGTGTGTTCCAATTCCTTTATGTTGTGTATTTGATGATTGTTTAATATAAGTTGGATTCATTTGCCCATATACATGGAGTTCTCTTACAATAGAAGCATTGTATAAGGCTGGAAGAGTTTGTGGTTCTGTTTTCTTGATACATAATCGTATAAATCCAATCAATGTTCCCTTACTATAAGTTCCTTTACTACTTGGAATATTTGCCGATATAAAGTAATGTATAGCATTTTTGCTTTCATATGTTTCACATTCGTAGTAAATTGTATTTTTATTCACGGTACCACCTTTTATTTCTCTACATTTTATACATTTACAATAAAGATTATCATTAGCCATCAATTTTTGGACAACTTGTCTCATATGTGGTACATTTGCTCCTCCAATTATATTATCGATTGGTATATCTCTAAATATTCGACTAATTCTAATATATTTTGGAATAATAGATTTTGCATGTATCAAGACATCCATTAATTCATCATTACTATATGGTATATATTTTCCATCATTGAACCATTTTTCGATAACAGTATAGACTTCCATAGTATCTTTTTGTGATGTTGTGGTAACGGATGTTGGATATATTTTCCATTCATCGGCTTGAAGATTAGGGTTAGATACAAGTTCGCTAAAGGTATGTTTATCAATATTTGGATTAGAACCTGGTAAATTTGGCATAATGTGTATTAGTATTTTGAATCCATAATTCATTAGCATTTCCAATGCATTAATAGTGTCTTTAGTATAACACCCGCGGTTTATTTTTTTTAGTAGTTTATCATCTATTGTTTGGATGCCCAATTGAACACGTGTTACGCCATATTCTATAAATTTGGTTATTTCAGTTGTATTAATATAATCTGGACGTGTTTCAATAGTAAGACCAACAATTTTAACCAAGGCATTTTCGTTTATTGTTTTTTCTCTTTGTAAACTAAATCGTTCGTCTCTTCGATCAAACCAAGTATTGGCAGCATAATATAAATTTCTCATAAATTCGCGTTTATAATCGTCATCGTAATTAGACCATGTGCCACCCAAAACAATAACTTCTAATTTGTCTATTTCATGACCATTACAACTATAGGCAGATAGTCTGTTGTATACTTGTTTGACGGTATCAAAATTATGTTGTGCTGCTCTTCGTACAGCTGGTTCTTCTTTGATGTAACTTCGTGGCATATCTTTTTGATCTGGACAATAATAACAATTTTCGGCACAACTAAATTTTCCAGGACTTGTCATAACGGCGACTTCTAATATACCTGATGTAGATCGACATGTTTTGGTTTTAAGGATTGATACAATAGAATTATACTTTTGAGGGGTTATTAGATTAATGGACACGTATTTTTTGAGCATGTAAATAATAATAGAATGTTTTGGATTTATGTTGTATTTTAATTTTGTTTTTTTAAGATTGTTAAACAATTTATCTTTGTCTAAACTATGATTGTCAGAAAATTCTAATATATCCATCATAAACCTTGTTATATTTGGATATTGGGTATCTAAATCCTTATAATAATCATTTAAATAAAGATGTGTATCACCATAAATAGTCTTCAAGTTTATGTCTTCTATATCACCCATTCTTATTCTGAATGTAATATAAAAAAGATAATCAATTTTGAATAAATCATTTATCTATTTTTTTGATGATTTCAAATTAATATCTTTAATAACTAATTTAAATACAATATTATAATACATTACAATGACATCAAATACACTAAAAGCATTAGAATATGGTGTTGAACTTATTGGAATCCCATATGGATATTGGAAAGGTGGTGAAAATCAAAAAATGTCACCGATGTTTGCGCAAAATGGAGGTATTCTAAACAAAAAAGAAATTGTAAGCCTTAATTGTGCTGGTCTGTGTAATGTCATATTACGAAGTATAGGTAAAGAACTACCAATATCTTTAACACATAATAATATGGGTGGTACAGAAGCATACTTTGAATATTATGCTGATAAATCTAAAGATTTTTCAATATGTGAAATATATCCTAAAGGAACACTTCTTATAAGAAAATTTAGAGATGTCGATGATCAAGGGCATGTGGCGATACTGTTGGAAGATAAAGGTAAAATATCAAAGGTTCTTCAATCTCACATAGATGGGGAATTTCATAAAAGTGTTTTACCAGGAGTAAATGCGATATACACTCTTGAAGAAAGTCATAATTCTTTTACTGATGAAAATAGTAATGGATGTTATTATGAAAAAATAGTATTACCAGAAGATTGGTTAGATTAACATTACATTTATTAAAACTAAATTTTATTTAATTCATCTATTTTAATCATAATATCAAATATACGTTCTATTTCAGATACAGGTTTTCCAAATGGCCTATATTGAAATCTAGTTTTGCTTTTTCCAAATGTATCATTCCACTTTAGTTTATCATTAATATTAATATCATTATTAGTGACATTTGTTTTATCAAAAGCTGTTGTTAGTAATCCTATTTCGGAACGCCCATGATTATGATTATCCATAATAAGTTGTTTACCATCAGTTCCAAACACATACCACTTTTCTTTAATTCCATTTGGATGGTGTCTGCCTTTTACTTCTTTGACTATTATATTTTTTTCTTTGGCCAATCCGAGAATCATAATTTTAGCAAGTGTTGGGTCTGTTGGTATTTACATTTTTTTTTTAAGTATAATAATTTAATTATTAATCAATTTTAATAAATGAGATAAAGATACTAGTATATTAGTATCCAATTATGTTGTTGATGTGTTTGTGTTTGCTAACACAAATAATTAGTGGCTATTGTGAAGATTATGATGCATTAGTGCCTGGATATAGTGATGATGACGATTTGTTTGGTATGGTAAATATATATGTGTATAATAGTAATAATGATTGTTCAATTGATAATCGAATGATAGAAAAATTGTATAACTTCAATATTAAATGCGATTGTTTAAAGAAAGACGAATGTTATGATAAGTTGTCAACTAATAGTGAGTTTAACAATACTTATATTGATTACAATAATACTAAATTATACATTCATGACTTTAATTATTCAGGACATTGTTATAAATATGAAACGGTCTATATTAGAGGTATATTATCAATAGATCATTATTGTGTTCCTAAAATAATTGGTCTTATTGTATTGGGTATAGTAATCATATTTGCTATTTTTATTATCTTAAATATAGTGTATGATTTGAAAAAAAGGAAACATAAACTACCAAAATATAAACCAACACATTATAATACAATTTAATTAGTATATAAAGATTTTTAATCTATAGTTTTATTATGAGCAATGTCTTTTACAATGCTAATAATTTAGTAATTAATAATGGATTTGTTAAAAATCCAAATCGATATTATTTAGAAGAATGGTTTAAACTAGTACCAGCTGCTAGTGGAAATATAGCGTTTAATAAAAATATAGATTTTGAATTATCAGGTACTGGAACCCCAACATCTACATTTAATACATTAGCGCCTGGTATAAATGTATTAACTAGTAATACCATTAATGATAATAGTATAATTGAACCACACACAAATGGCTCACACATATCTTGGAATAGAGATATATGGAAAACTGGGTCTGAACTTGAATGGGAATGTTCTGTAAGTATTCCAAATAAAACATCTATTAAATTTTGGGCAGGACTTAAATTAACTTCGACAAATGTAATAGAAACTGATAGTGACTCATTATTTTTTAAATTTCAAAGAGATAGTACAAATTCAGAAGTGTTTAAAGACTTTACTAAATTACATTTTATATATAGCGATGGTTCAAATCCAAAAAAACAATATGTTTCAGAATTGCCAATCACAATAGATGTAGATACAATATATAATTTACGAATTACGATTGATAGACAACAATTAGCTCGTATATTTGTAAATGGTATTCAATATAATATAACTCATGATGTTGGAAGTTCTCCATATGGTTCTACAGTAACCGAAGGGGAAATACCATCTACAGCATTTTTAGATGAGGCTATATTGAAACCATATATAGGGGTTCAAACAGAAACTGCTGCTAGCAAAACACTAAATGTATATTATCAAAAAATGAGTAGGAGTTTAACATAAATATTTCAAATAAATAAAATTGAATTTACATTTGATTGTATTAATTGAATACAATGATTATTTATGTTGAAGGAAACATTGGTTCTGGTAAAACTACCTTTATCAATTTGTTACAAGACTATTTGTCAAAATTTGATACTATAAATAAAAATGCTAAACTGGTATTGGAACCAGTTGATGAATGGCTAAAAACAGAGGATAGTGATGGTGAAAATATTTTACAAAAATTTTATGGAGATCAAGAAAAATGGAGTTTTGCATTTCAAATGAATAGTTTTATTAGTCGTGTTAAAAAAATTCAAGATGAATTTCATAATGGCGATGATAAACCGCTTTACAATGATGTACCAAAAGAATCCCAATTGATAACAAATTATAATGTTATGGAAAAACTGGTTTTTGTGGAGCGTTCTATTTATACAGATTATCATTGTTTTGCTAAACTATGTTATGAAAATGGAAAAATGACAAAACTAGAATACGATATATATTGTAAATGGAATGATTGGCTATCGGAGCAATTCAATGTAAAACCAGATGCGTATATTTATTTGCGATGTGATCCAACTATAAATGATGAACGAATTAAAGAACGTTCTAGAATGGGAGAAGATAGTATTCCACTTGACTATTTGAAGGCTCTTCATGAAAAACATGACGAATGGCTTAATTTTGAAAAAGAGCATGTTCCAGTATATGTTGTTGATTCTACTAAAAATTTTAAGAAAAAAGAAGTTATGGATACTATTTTTGAGGGGATCTTTGAGTTTGTTAAGACACTTTAAATTAACTAGTATAGTTTCAATTAAATTAATATATTTTCCATTAAATATTATACTAGCCAAATACATTATTATCATTATTGTGAACACTTCTTAGTCTTGAAAATATACTTGTATCTATAGAACCTTTTGTTTTTTTTAATTTGTATTGTAATGGATCATTGTCATGATCTAATCCATTTTCACATGATTCAACTAATTCTGCCATTAATTCACCTACTACAGGTGACGTTTTGAACTGGTTTCCACTTGTACCAATAGCCATATAATATCCTGATATAGCACTTTTATCGTAAATAGGCGTCCAGTCATCTGATACATCATATGTGGATACAATATATTGTTGATTTTTAGAGTTTGGAATTTCCAGATTTGGAATTCTTAATGCAGCACGGCACATTTGGTTAAACCATTGTTCAGATGTATTTAAATCCATAGTATCTAAATTATCTTCCCATACTTTTTCATCACATTCTGGCTCTGTTGAACCAATCAATAATTTATTACCAACTTCTGGTCTAAAATAAAGCCCAACATCCAAATCTATAACAATCATACCTTGACTATCAATATTGTATTTTTGTTTGTTAAATTGCGTATATGATACTTCTTTTCTTAATGGACGACAATGAATAGTGCTATCATTTTCAATATAATTATCATAAAAGGCCATTTTATTTATGTGTGTTGAATATGGACCACCACAATTTATAACAATTGGACAATCAATCGTTTCATTATGTTCTGTAACTAATCCTCTAACAGTATTGTTGTAATCTACATTGATTTTGTTTATTTTAGTATCAAAATTGAATAGTGTACCACTATCTTTGGAAGCATGATATACATTTAATGCTGCTAATAATGGGTCGCCAACATATCCTGTTTTTGGAAAGTATACCGAACCATCAATATAATTTTTATGGTCTGTATCCCCAAACATAGGGTCATCTATATTAGTTGGATAATAAGTATTGTATATGTCCATGCCCATTTTTGATACAATTTCGTCAGTTTCATTGAATGTCATATCACTCAATGGTATTCCTACTTGTTTCATTAATTTACAAGAATTTTCTAGAAAATCTCTAGAATTATCGCTTTTAAGAAACAGGGCTCCACACTTATTAAGTTTAGCATAGCCATTAACATCCTTAAATTTAAGATGATCCTCCCATTGATCCCAATAATGATATCCTTCCCATGAAAATTTAACACTATCTAGTAATGAATAATACATTCGGCATATACCACTTGAATAAGATGTTGTACCATATCCTGGTGCCGGATTTGAATCATATACATTGACATTGTATCCTTTTCTAGCTAAACTTAATGATATTGAATTTCCAATGATACCAGATCCAATAATACATACATCTGGTTTTCTAGTAAGTCTTAAATAAGCCATAATTATTTAATATAAAAAGAATATTTTATTTAATCAAATTTAACATATTCAATATTTAATACTTAATGTACAGATTGTAAAAATATATTTCTTTCATTTGGTGTAAGTAATCCCCATAGTATATTTAATTCGGTATATTCATTGCCCTTCATAATTTTAAGAAAAAACAATATAATATCTTTTTTATTTTTAGTTTTATTTTTGAATAATCGTCTAAATGTATTGTAAAATTTAGGAACACAACCATCAATTATAGCATTAGATTCATTCAAATATCCATATATATCATTGGTTATTGAACGTATAACTACAGTGATAATATTATTATTTTTTTTTTTAAAAAGTGATAATGCTTTTTTTTTGGAAGTTTTAAAATCTATTATATCTTTCATTACTTCTATTTTATTTTTAATTGTTGTATTTAGTTGTCTTATCCATTGTTCATTATTCATATTGATTTTGATTTAGTATTCTTAAATGAAAAATTATTAAATAAAAAATTATTAAATAAAAAAATAATAGTTTTAATGTTTAATATTTTTTAGGTGGAGTATTCATATATTCTGTTGCAATTGTTTTACCAGTTTTATGTAATACATGGTCTTTGACAAATGGGAACATATTCATTAATAATATTGAAAATTCATGTCCCCAATAACCATAGCAATGTCCTTTAACATTTCCAATGTTTTTCATTACATTTTTAACAAATGTTTCAACATTGACACAAAAAATAGTATTATTTAAATATGTTGTATTTTCGGTTAACACTGCTCCAGGCATAACATTCAAGAAATCTATTTTATGGCTATATTTTTCGTATTCTTTGATTAATGAATTTGTTTGATAAAATCCAAATGCGTTTGCTGCTTCATATACCGATAAATATGGAACAGTAACTTCATTATTTAATATTTCACCAAAACCATATGTAGGCATAATACATTGGGCGGTTATATTGATGATAGCATTATGTTCTTTTCGTTTAATAAAATGTGGAATTACTAATCGGGCTAATCTAGATTGAACAATAGTGCCTACAACAATTGTATCATTAATTAGTTGTTCATCCATATGATGGTATGGATACCATGCTGACCGATATCCAACATTATTAACTAATATAGATATATTACCATTAATACGGTTTAATGTAGATTCAATAGAATCGAAAAAGGTATGTTCATATGCTTTTCTAAAATCTTTTTCTATAAACTCTATGTTTATAGTTGGGTACAATGTTTTTAATTCATGGATAACTTTATGGGTTCTTTTAGATCCAATTAAGAAAAGATTGAACCCCCTTTTAGCAAATTGTTTGGCAAAATGATATCCTTGACCACTGGAAGGTCCTGTAATCATAACATAACTATTTGGTCCATATCGTGAAAGTAAATCCTTTTCATTCATTATTGCGTGACGATAAATAAATCGTAAAATATAATATACTAATAATAGTATTTGGTATAATACTAATATAGAAATCAACAATTTAATCATATAAATAAATAACTATAAAATATTTTATAGTTTTTTTATAATTAGTTAGAAATTAATGTATCTGTAAAATTGATATTTGTATTTACACATTGTAAGTATAAACAAAATGTTTAATTTGTCTGATTTTGATAAAAGTGATGATGGTAAAATGTATTTAGTTCCAATAGAAATTATAGAGTCATTAAAAAAGAAATTTCCAAAACCTAAAGAAACAATATCATTAACATTTGGTGATTGTGGAGAAAATCATGTTGGAATGGAAAAGATTGGTTCATTAGTTAAAGAAGGAAATGGATTTAATTTAACCGATTTTGAAAAATATAAATCTATATTTGAAAAGTTAGGGTGTGACACTACTATTTATAATTTGAATGAACAATTAACGGATTTTAATGGAAAAAATCATCCATCTGAAATAGCCTATATTATGGTTGTTAAAAATGGATTGGAAAAATTGTTACATATTAATAATTTTACGATTGAGGATTTATATAAAGATATGGATAGTTTCGAATGGGATCATAAATATTTTGATACACGAAGAAAAAAAGTGTTAAATAAACATGCTCGTGCGAATGTATGTTTTGGAAATAGTAGTGTAGAACCTAATTATGAGGAGAGAGAAGGGCGGATAGTAGGGTATGATA